ACAATGGAACTAAGAGCGACCACGCTCTTGACTCATGTCGTTATGGGGTTATGTGGCGAGAGTATCCTGTTAAATGTGACGAGGTTATTCTGAATCCTAAGACAAAGCCACACTGGTTGAAAGAGGCTAAAAACGAGGATTACCTATGATTGCACTTGCCATTCTTGCGTGTTTTCTTCTGGCTGGCTCAGTAGCATTGCAATTTACAATATACTTGTATTTAAAGTCATTGGTTAAAACGCCCTGGTATTACAAGGAAAATAGGTATTTGTGATGGATATTCGTGAAATATTGCAAGCTGCTATACAGCGTACGCAACAACCAAAGATGACTGCATTACAAGCACCACAAGCAAAAGGGCAAGTAGGAAGCTTTGATGTAGAGAATCTCCTACTGAATAAAGACGATGACTTGTCTATTGACCATAGCAAGTCTGAATGGAGAGTCAGTCCGGAAACCGATAAAGAAGATGCATTAAAAGTTGTTGCACATGTCAAAAAACAATTTGACATAGCATATACATCACGTCTTGAAATGGAACTTGAATGGACTCAAGCCCTTGCATTTTTTGAGGGTAGGCAATGGTTTAGGATTAATAGCCAGACTCGAAACTTGGTAAATCTGCAAAACCCTAACGAAGCTGCTCGATACGTTACCGTAAACAAAATGCGTCCACTGATTGACGGCGTGGTTGGAAAACTTACACAATGCGCCCCAGATGCGCGAGCAGTGCCACTCTCTTATAGCGAGTTTGACCAGAAGGCTAGTGAGGAAGCAAACTTTATAGCTGGTCATTACACTAGGAAGTTTGGCAGAGAAACGCAAACTAAAGAGCGCGTGCGCTGGGCCTGCGTGACTGGTACTTCGTTCGTTAAGGTGTGGTGGAATGCTAAAGCCGAGCAAGTGGTTCCTGAATATTCAATCATGGATGGTTCTGTCACAGGTTTTAAGTCAATGGCGATAGGAGATGTTGAAGAGCAGATCATCCCCTGCTTCAACGTCTATTATGATCCAGTAGCTCAAACAGATGATCAAGTCAGGTGGCTTATCCATGCATGTATTCGTCCTTTATCTTGGTTTGTTGACAGTTATGGTGATGCTGGTAAGAAGGTGGTTCCGGATGCTATTGCTGGAGATAATGCGGGTTATGTGGATTCGTATCTGGAAGGCTTAGGTAACACAGGATACGGATGGGTTCAACCATCGTCAGCACGATTGAATAACTCAGATCACAAGCGTAAAGCCGCTGTTGTGTATGAGTACTGGGAAAAGCCAACCGAACAATACCCTAATGGGCGATTCATTGTAAGCACCAACAGTGCGTTGCTTTATGCCGGAGAATGGCCATACGAAAAGAAAGACGAGTTTCCATTCATTGCACTTCGATGGCAACCTCGATCTGGCACGCCATATGGTCACAGCCTTGGCTTTGACCTGTGTCCATTACAGTTAACCTACAACCGTTTGTATTCACGTGCTGTAGAGCAGTTTGAAACCACTAAAGACTATGTTATGGTTGAGCGCAACAGCAACATTGGGGCTGATGCATTCAACAATACTAGCGACGATATTGAAGATAAAAACCGCACATACCGAAAGGTTTACTTTAACAGGGGTACGCATCCTCCACAGATTATGCGAGCACCTGGTGTTAGCGGAGACCTGTTCCCGTTTATGCAGACCGTGGAAAAAGACATGATGGATGTCGCTGGACTCCATGATGTGTCGCAAGGTCAAGCGCAAGCAGGTACGCCGGCAGAGTCTGTTAAGTTGCTTCAGCGTGCGGACAACACTCAGCATTCGTATATTCGCGCTGATATTGAGATTAGTATTGCAAAGATTAAAGAGTGGGAAATTGCTCTAGTCAAAGAGTTTGCACCTGCTCCATTTGTAGGTAGCGTCGATGACCAGATTAATAGTAAGGCTCCAGCACAGCAAGGAATTGTGGACTTTCAAGCTATACGTGAAGGCGGTCTGTATAAGGTTGTTTATGTACCTGGGTCATCGCAAGAAGATAGCCCTGACCAGAAGTTACAGAAGATTGCAGCGCTACGTCAAATGGGACTATTCGGTGATCCGGCTGACCCAGAAACAAATGCGTTAGTAGTCAAGATGCTGCAGTTACCAGAGACTGGTGAGATTCTTGAGCATCTTGCACGGCAGGCTGAAAAGATGCAACAGCAACAACAGCAAATGATGGAGATGCAACAACAACAAATGATGGCTCAACAACAGCAACCTCAAGGTCAACAGTATGACCCAGAAGCTGAAGGTCATCGAGCAGAACTAGACATGCAAAAGCAAACCATGCTGGCTGAACAAAAAGCACAGATGGAGCAAGCAAAGATGCAAATGCAAAGCCAACAGAAGCAAGAAGAGTACGCTGCGCAAAAAATTGCAGACATAAATCATGCTATGGCGATGCAAGCAGTTTCTCCGGAACCAAAACAAAGTTCTACTTCCGGAGGAAAGCAGACGCCACGACCTGCAAACAAAAAATAAAACTGTTGTGGTAAAGTAAGGAAAACAACTAATGTCTGACGAGATGGTGATGCCAACTCCCGATTCACCAGCGGGAGCGTCTGACGCCAACCTTGGTGGAGCTTTTGCTGAATTCATTCAGGACGCCGCCGGTCCTGAAGGTGGTGCGACAGGGGCGTTAAACGCAGATACAGTCAGCAATGCTAGTGCGGATGATGTCATTAACGAGTTGCTTGGCCTAGAAGGTGACAAGCCCGGTAGTGTCCCGTATGAGCGGTTCCGAGAGGTCAATGAGCGCGCAAAGCAAGCCGATGCAACATCTAGTGAACTAGGTGATTGGAAAGGCGTTATCGATGAATTGCGTTCCCAAGGTTTTAACAACGCGGCTGATGTCCAAAAAGCCCTTGCTGAGCAACAAATGCAAATGCAAGAGCAGGAAATCAGAGACCGTTACGAACGGCTTTCGGAAGCAAACCTCGTTGATGCGCAGAGCGCGTACGCACAGCAAGAAGCTGAAATCATGCGTCTTCGCTACGAGCGACAGATGGGTGAAGTGCAACAGTTTATGCTTGATAAGCAGATGACTGAAGCGATAACTCAGTATCCTCTTGCTAAGCGGTCGCCAGACTTAGTTGCGAGTCTAGTGCAGTCAGGCGTAAGCCCATCACAAGCTGCACAACAGGTTCACAACATAGTCAAGGCTACTGCCCAAGCTTTACTCCCAGATTTGACTAACAGGTTAAACAAAGGTGGGTCAGTTACTCCGATGAATAGCGGAAGGACTCCAGCGCCAGCTGCACAGCCTCAAGCTGCACAACGAGGACTATCTGCCATTTCGCAACTGCTAGGTATATCTAAAGACTAGTAAATAAAGGACAAACAGTATGGCAATTGACTTTAACGGAGCGCTGACACTTGCAGACTATGCAGCGATATCCAACGACAATCTTGTAAAAGAGATTACAAAAAGTTTGCATAAGACGTGGAATGCGCTTAAGGATATTCCACTTCACACTAGCCCATCCCTCCGCCAGGTCGGAATGCGCTATCTCAACGCTAATATCCCTGCCCCTAACTGGACTGGTATTAACTCGGAGCCAGTCGCGTTCCGCAGTAAGCCTAAGTCTTACGAAGAGCAGTTGTACCTTGTGCGCAACAAGTTGACTGTTGACCGACGTTTGCTGAACCAGCCAAACTCAATCATCGATCCCATTGAGGCTCAGGTACAGATGTTCCTGGAAGGTTTCGCCTACGATTTTAATGATAAATTCATTAATAATGATCCGTCGGTGTCATCCGGCGGATCTACTTCGGAGTGTTTTCCAGGCATCAACTATCGTCTAAGGAATGCTGCTGACTACGACATTCCTTCGGAAATGGTAATTGCTTCGCAGGATATTTCTGCTAACGCAACAACAGGTTTGTTTGCAGGTAGTGGTGTAGGTACTGCTAACGCAAACAAGTTCTTTGCTGATATCCAGAACCTGTTTGACAACATGAACAGTCCTGATGGTGACGGAATCGTTCTGTATATGTCAGAACTTGCTAAGCGTCAGATGGAAATGGCTGTTCGTGTAATGGGTATTGGTGCTGGTTTTGATATCACCCAAGACTCCTATGACCGACCTGTAGAAAAGTACAAATCGGCGACAATCCGTACCGTTGGTCGTAAGTCGGACGGTGTAACTCCAGTCATTAGCAATACTCAAACTATTGGTTCTTTGTCCAGTGCTAAAGCAACATCTATCTTTGCCGTACGTTACGGTACTGGATACGTTACAGGATGGCAGTCCGAGCCATTCAAGCCTAAGTATTTGGGTCTTAGTAATGAGAACGGCATTATGCATAACGTGTTGTTCGATTGGGGTGTAGGTTTGTGGATTCCACATACCCGCGCACTAGGTCGTCTTGACTGCGTTGTGACAGCTTAATAGCGAAAGGAATTAGATATGGCAAGAGACGCTAAACTTTGTTTTAAGTTTGATAACTCTGTTACGGGTGTGAAATCACTTCCAAACTCCGTGCAGACAATTGGAGGTGTAGCTAACGCTAACACATCCCAAACATCTCTGTGGATGAACTTTGGTGGCTTTACAAACACCATTGCTGACGCCGGTGCATTTGGTGCGCAAGCAGATGCGGCAGCACCTGGTACTTCGACTGTCCCACAGCTTCATAGTGGCAGTCGTGACCAGATGTATGCTCGTATTGCTTACTGTGTAACAGAAGCATATGCGACAACAACTGCGCTTAGGTTTTCTGTAGAGGGAACAGCAGATGCAACTGTAGCATCGCCAGTGGCTTATACGGTTGGTCAAACCGCCGCTACTGGTGCAGTCATGGGGCCAATTTATTCATCGACTGTTGCAAGTGCGGCAAGCAACGTGATGACTGTTGCGGCTGGATCTGGTATTACTGCGACGTTTGTTGCAAGTTCGCCAACGATTACTATTACTGCGCAGACGTACCCAATTCCAGTTGGCAGTGTTATGACAGTTACTGGTACACCTGGTGGATTTGCTGCATCAACAAACTTCTTTGTTGTATCTAGTACAACCACAACTCTTCAGTTGTCGGCGACGGCAGGTGGAGTGCCAATCGTTGCATCATCTGCGGGTACTACGCCTACTGTTGTGCTTCAATCACACAACTTTGCGGTTGGTGATTTGCTGCAAATGACAACAGTTGGCACAATGACACTTAATAGTCAAACACCACTAGTGAACTCTGTTTACCAAGTGCTTTCCACACCTGCATACAACACGTTTACAATTGGTCTTGGACCGGGTGCATTGTATTCAAGTGTAGGTGCTGCAAGCACGGTCTTGACAGTATCTTCAGGTACGACTACGGTATTTGCC